GTCCTTGGAAAAGAGGGACCCATTTTTTAGGACCCTTTTGAAAGAGAGTTTGCAAAACTTTTCATCGATGTTCGTGTTTCAAAAATAAATCCATAAATAAATCACGCTTACTGAGATTCCATTATTTTTGATGTTCTATTGTATTATACCTATGTTCGCACGATGTTTTTGAAATGTAATCCCAAATATGATTTCACATAGGGAACTCCGCATATTTGAATAGGTGTTTTTAACCAATTATGTAGGGGTATTATTACAATAATATGGTTGATTATTGTAATATGAATGGATGCTAACTTATTTCTTCTTGAGAATGCGCTTTCTCTTAGTTTGACTGGGCCGGCGTGTCTTTCTGCGACCACCCGAGCCTGGAACAACACTCTTGGGACTTGACCTACGATTGGATTTTTGTTTTTGTTTAGTTGTTTTAGAGAGGTGTTTATCCGATTCATCTTCTGAAGTATCGTAATAAATAACCCCAGATCTATCACCAACATGAATATTTGGATGTTTTACGGCTACATGATTCCGATTACTCCTACTATGATTTTGGGGTTTTTTTTTATTTTCAGAAATTAGGTTCCCATTCAGTTCATAGTACATGTCTACAACTTTTGCATCACTCATTCTATATTTTACCCTCATAAATAAGAATAACCATCCAAAAATATATAAAAACGAACGCACTTGTTTCATTATTAGATGAGCAAGACTGACCGCCCTGTGAATGTGGAATCCATAAAAAACGAAAACAACCATGTCATGACAATTAAAACGGTAAGTATCCAGCCAATACGCAATCTCACAACTGCGCTAAAAGATATCTTGACCGATGCCACCATCACTTTCACCAAAGAGGGGATGCGCATCATCAACTTTGACAAGACCCACACCATGTTGGTGAGTGTCGTCCTCCACGCCAACAAGTTTGAGATGTATCGCTGTGTCCCCGACAAAATCGTGGTTTGTACAAACACCATGCATTTCTTCAAACTGATTTCCACGCTGTCCAACGACGACACTCTCACGATGTACATTGACAAGGAGGATTATCAGGACGGAATCGTTTCCTATCTGGGGATGGAGTTTGACAACCGCAATGTAGGGCAGACCTACGACTACAAGCTGCGCCTGATTGAGCCCGATACCGAGGAATTGGTGATTCCTGACGTGGAATATTCCACCATCATCAATTTACCCACCTCGGATTTCCAGAAGATCGTGCGCGACTTGAATGCGTTGACCGATCGCGTGGAGATCAAATCAGTGGGTGACGACCTGATTTTCTCGTGTATGGGAACATTCGCAAAAACGAAGTTCAAGCGTTCGGAGTCGGACCAGCATATGGATTTTGTGGTGAAACCGGACCCGTCGGTAATTGTCCAGGGTGAGTTTTCAGTAAAGAGTCTGAACAATTTCATCAAATGTACGCCGCTGTGTAGTCACCTGGAAATGTATTTAGGCAACGATTTGCCGTTGATTGTCAAGTATGACGTCGCGTCGTTGGGTGAAATCAAGCTGTGCTTGGCGCCGCTGCCACCGTCTTAAAGTGAATAAAAAACAGAAAACACAGATGTTTGCAGTGCGTCCTCCCGCATGGAGGACGCACGGTGTAATCACTTGGCAAAATGCGTGGGCGAAGCTCACACACTTCTGCCAACAAATTTATTGTCTATGCCAACATAGACAATAAGATTTATACAACAAGTCAGTTTTTAACTCGTCAGTGACCCGAAAGTCGCTACGCTTTAAACGTCAGTGACCCGAAAGTCGCTACGCTTTAAACGTCAGTGACCCGAAAGTCGCTACGCTTTAAACGTCAGTGACCCGAAAGTCGCTACGCTTATAAGTCGCTACGCTTATAAGTCGCTACGCTTAAAACTCCGGCGCATGTTTCTTGAACAAACACCCTTCTTTGGGGAGATTTTGAACATCCCGAATAATACCTGGGTCCTGATACAAACAAACATCCATCCACACCTTTATCACGGAAAACTTTTTTTTTGGTGAAATCGTGATTCCGTTGATGTGCTTCTCGTACTTGGCACTCATACAAAGACTCCCGCCACACATCATACAAAACAGTTTGCGCCACACGTTGGCAACATCTGTGTTGGCAACGCGATATGAGAAACACCCTCCGTCCCGATTCTTCTTGTCCTCCCACATCGGGTCAATTCCATCTTTCATACAAAAGAACATCGTGTTATACAACAGAAAGTCGGGTATTTGGCGATTGAGAGCCACCACCGATTCCGCACATTCAATGTTGCGCATAATAACACGATAGCTGTCAATCGTCCAGCGATTGTCTGTTTGTAAATGGTAGAACAAGTTCCATTTGTTGGAGAGGGGATGAGTCTCTTCCGCGGTAGCCATTATAGTAGATACTGACATTGTTTTTTTAAATAAGTTTGTAGAAGTAATATAACAACGGTGTTATTTGGAAAGTTTAAATCAATTTTTTAGGCGGGTCGCCTTTGGTGCCTTAAAGGTCGGCCGCCTTCTCCCTACGGGAGGCCTTAAAGGTCGGCGCCTACGGGAGGCCTTAAAGGTCAGCGCCTCCGGCGCCTTAAAGGTCGGCGCCTACGGGAGGCCTTAAAGGTCAGCGCCTCCGGGAGGCCTTAAAGGTCGGCGCCGGAGGCGCCTTATACAATGACATACTCCTTTTCACCCAACACAATCCCTTGATCTGACCTCACTGTACAAATGTTGATATTGGAGTCCATTATTTTCAGCGAATATCGGTCATCAAACACATAGTTGCCGCGGTTGTATTGATAACTTAACAAGCGCAAGACAAACACGCGATTTAACAAATGATTTCCCACCATCATATATTGCGGGTCTACAACAAGTCTCAAACCATTGGGTAAATCCGGATGTTCATAATGAACAGAGAGGAACGAAACACCACTGGGTCCCACGTTATTGACAAAACTGCTACCTCCCTTTGGGTGGGAGCCTTTTTTCAACGGATTAGATGAGGCGTCCTCTTCGGGAGCATCATCGATATTATGGTCGGTGTTTACGCGCCGCGATTCGGGCGTTTTCCAAATGGTCATGGACCCCGCATCTTTCTCTGAGTCTAAGTCGCCATACATATATCTCTCTAACAATCGGCCATTTTCAATAGAGGAAACGCACGTCCAAGTATCTAGCGGTGGTTCTACCAATCGCGTATCCGCGGGCTTCCATAGCTGGCCAATACGACTCCCCTCTATTTGTATCATCGCATAATTGTATTTCCAAAAAAGGTCAAACAAAATGTTGGTTATTTTGGCTTGAGCCGCCGTTACAAAACTGGTAGCAATGCTATAAATATATTGAAAAAAAGCCATCGCTTTGTATATACCTCTATTTCAGATTCTATTTATACCAGTTACGCGAATATTTTCTTGTATGCTGCCAAGACACGCATCTTCTGCGTTGCGTAATCCACAATGGGTTCCATATATTTGTCTGGATTCGGCTGGTGAATATCGCGACTTGGGACATCGGTCAGTTCGGGAACCCAGCGCTTGATATAGACGGCGTCGGGGTCATGCTCAGCGGATTGCGACCACGGATTGAAAATGCGGAAATATTCTTGTGAATCGGCACCGCCGCCCGCAATCCAGAGCCAGTTTCCGTGATTGCTTGCGACATCATAATCCACCAGATGCGTGGCGAAATATTTCTCCCCCCAGCGCCAGTCAATCAACAGTGTTTTCACCAAGAACGACGCGACAATGAGTCGGCCTCTATTGTGCATGTATCCAGAAATGTTGATCTGGCGCATACAAGCATCCACCAGTGGGAATCCCGTTTTACCGGCACACCACGCGTTAAAATGCGCGACGTTGTTGTCCCACACGATGTTGTCGTATTTGGGGTTCACCGGTTTGCCTAAATCGGGATAAGCAAACAATATATGTGCATAGAAGTCGCGCCACAAGAGTTGGCGTCTCACAGGGACTGGCATAGAGGCATAGACCTCTCTCACCGAAATACAACCAAACTTAATATATGGCGACAATTCGGTGGTGGGTATCGCGAGGGTATTGTGAGTTGTCCCATATTTGGATTGCGACACGGCAAGTCGGGAAAGCGCCTCGGCGCGGCAACCTATACCAAGAATATCGGGGTTCAGGTCGGACCCCGTGAAACGGAAATAGGCGTCTTTCAATTCAATATGGTGATCCATTTTTGGGTCCATTCGGGCAAGAACAGAGAGGCGTGGATTTGGGGCCGTCTTCGCCTCTACTTTGGACACCGCTTTCTTGTAAAATGGTGTGAACTTGCGATAGGTCTCGCCGGTGCCGTTCTTCAATGTGCCGGGTTCAACCAGGTAATAATCGCTGTATGTTTTACAATCAATTTGTTCTGACAACTCGGCTGTGCGTTTTACGGCGAAGGGCGTGTAATCGCGGTTGAAAAACACGGTTTTGATGTCTAAGGTTTTAACCAAGGCGCGCACAATATCGGTGGTGTCGCCGTAGAAACAATGGCATCGGGAGCCGTGTTTTTTGAGCTGAGTGTCCAAGTCATCTAGTGCCTCTATCATAAACTGGATGGCATTGGTGGATTTGTATTTGTTTTTGTCGGTTACCTGTGCTGGGGTGAATATGAAAATGGGATAGAGCTTAGAACACTCGCGGGTTGCGGCTGAAAATCCTACGTTGTCAATAATTCGGAAATCGCGGTGAAAAATAAAGAGACCGGACATATACATTTTATTTGTATTTGTTTTTGTTTTTGTTTCTACTATATTTACAATACTGTTTTTGTGAAAACCCCTTTGGTTTTTTACAGTTGATACTTTTCTTGTACTTCTGAGTCCATCTGCGTGGCTTCTTGACGGGGTCTAGCATTGTATAATATAGAGGCAAACATATTTTGTAGCCTCTCCTCCCAGAGGGGGTCCAAGAAATTGCGTACTGATGAAACACTTGGTGTTTCATCGGTAGGGTGGTTCTTGGGACGAATCTGTAAGATTCACCCGAGAAATTGATTACTACAAAAACGGTACGTTTTTGTGGTAAGGTGGTTCTTGACAATAAATCCAACGGATTTATTGTCAAAAAATTGAAATCTTTTTTTAAAATAATCATAAACAATATTAATTATTCCCCATTGTCTACTATTCATAAAACTACAAAAATGTACGCCAAAAACCAAGCCAAACCCAAGCCCGGTTGCTCATATTGCCGCTCGCTCGGCAAGCCCGAATCGGAATGGACCTCTCACTTTATCCACAAAACACCCAGCCAAAACAGTCGCCTCACTTGCCCCGAACTCTTGAAACGCGTTTGCCCGAACTGCTCAAGCCAAAACCACACTTACGACAAATGTAAGAGGCGAAGCGAGTCCGATTACCAAAGCATGAGTTCCAAGCCCGCCGCAGCGGTGTGTGTCCCTGTTAACAACCGTTACTCAAATCTTTGCGAAGAAGTTGATATCGCACAGTTGTTGTCATTTGACCCAAATGTGTTGCCCACCCTCTCGCACGACGACCAGATTAACTACATCGGTGAAGAGATCTATGCACGAGTTGCGGTAAAGGATCCCCTGCGCGCTGGTATGATTACCGGCATCTTGCTTGAATTGCTGATACCTGAACTGGTTTCAATGTTGGGCGACCCCGAGAAGTTCCAGATACTTGTTAGCGAGGCGACCCGAATATTGGTTGAGGCAAAATAGAGGCGTGTTTCATATTGTTGTTGTTGTTGTTATATTAAATCTTGTAAAAAATACTATTATTATCAAAATCTTGTAAAAAACATTATCAAAAAAACACTATTATTATTAAATCTTGTAAAAAAACAAAATAAAAAAAATATAAAACCTGTTTACAGGTTTTTTTTGATAATACCAACACAAAATGTTGTTATTATGATTTACATAATGGATGAAATGAACGACCCACGATAGGTTTCAATCCCCGTATGGTCCAAATTAATACTCACATCCGCGAAAATGCTTCCGCCCATTTTTGACCACCGATGGCAAAACAACCAGTCTTCCGAGAAATAATGGCCTTCCTCTACCCCACAATCAAAGAGCGCAAAGGCATAGTCGTTTTCCTTCCCTGACAAGAAGCACACATCATCCACATATTTTGTTTGCGGAAACGCGCGCGACATTGTCTCAATGACACTGCGCTTAATCATCATAAACCCTGTTGCCAAATGCTTGACCTTGGTCAAATTATTCTGGATAGAGAGCATATTGGACGCATAATTGATATTGTATCGCACCATATTCATCTGAATATAATCTTCGTTAGACAGCAACCCGTCCAACTGCGATTTCTTCTTTCGCTCCAATAATTCGTTCATCATATTGGGGTTGGCCGCAACTTTATCAAACTGGTAATGCTTGATTGGGTAAATGCCGCCGACGATGGGTTTGTCCGCGAGTAGCAGTTTGATGATATCATGTGGGTCCCACGTAATATCGGCGTCAATAAACAAGAAATGTGTGGATTGGGTAATGCTCATCGCCTTTGCAATGAGATTGTTTCGTGCGCGAGTGACGAGACTGTCATTGCGGCAAAAATGGACGGTTGTGGGGATATTGAGGTCTTTACAGAGGAACATCGTTTTCAAGAGTGATTCGGTGTACCCGGCATACATTGAGCTGTTGTAACAGGGGGTCAAAATAACGAGCTGGGGTTTGACTGTTGATATGTAACGCTGTATTTCGGCTTCTATATTGTTGGCCTGGTTTTGTAGAGTCCAAGGACTTGGTTCCGAAGGAGTGGGAGTGGGAGGCTTGTCAAATGACCATACGTTGTTCGCGTCTTGCATTAATACTCAAATAGGTGTTGTGTATTTAAATTGTTTGTTAACAAACATATTTCTATTACGACAATAGTAATATGACTGTAAGACAATGAATCGGTGGTTGTAATAACTTGTTTGATATAATAACAATAAACACTTGTTTTTTGTTATTTTTATGAAGATGATTTAACATCGCTTTTATAAAGCTTTTAGAAAGCTTATGCCTTCTCAGCCTTGATGAAGTGGATCTTCAAGTATCTCTGTAAGTTGAAATAGGTGAGGACCTCGCCAGCACCAACCTTCAAGAGCTTGGTGAGCTTGGCATCAGGGTTGATCTGTCTGCCATTGTCCTTGTCCTTGAGACTGTTCTTCTCAATGTAAGCGGTGATCTCCTTGCTGACCTCAACACGGGACATCATGGTGCCAGCCTCCTTGCCAAAGAACTTGAGGAGATCCTCACTGACAGCGGAGGGCTTGACGAAGCCAGAGGCCTGTCTGTTGGGGTTGGGAACAGAGGACTTCTTAGACTTCTTGGACTTGCTGGCATTCTTCAAGTCCTTGGCGATGGTCTTCTCCAAAGCCTTGTAGTCAGCCTTGATGGAGGCCAACAGAGCGCCGACCTGGTTAATCTTGGCGCCAAACTCGGCTAACTTGGAAGAGGTATCAACGACGGCCTCTAACTCAGTGGCAGCGGCGGGGGCCTCAACGACGGGGGCAACGACAGGGGCGACAACAGGGGCAGCGGCCTCAACGGCGGCAGCCTTGGGCTTGCGGGCCTTCTTCTCGGCGGCGGCGGGGGCAGCGGAGGGGACCTCAATGGCAACAGAGACGACGGTGGGGGTAGCAGTAGAAGCAGAAGTAGTTTTGGAAGCACGAACCATTTTATATAACACTATAGGGTATCCTTTTTAAGTAGTTTATACCATTTATATTTTTGAGTGCGATTTGTGAGTGTTTTTTGGCTGATTTATGCTTTTATTTTTGCGGTAATTTATGGAATATCAATTACGCGAATAGCAATGGCAACTAATCCTTTTAGACCAGGAGAAAACGCACCGGGACTTACATAACCTCCTGCGCTCCCACCACCTGACCCATATATACCTTTTGTAAGACCCGCTTCAGTACTACTTATAGCTCCACCGCCTCCTCCACCACAAAATTTTTTGATAGTGGTGTCGTCGGGAAATTTTTGATATATCCCAAGTGTAGTAGTATTTACTGAGAATGATGCTGCGCCAGCGCCGAAGCCAGTTACCGTATTAGTACCAGAAGCACCATTTTGTTTTGAATTGGCACCACCACCACCACCACCATTAGTACCATTAGTACCAAAACCACTACCACCATTGAATGCACCACTACCACCATTAACAGTACCACTATTGCGATAAGATCCGCCACCACCACCACCACCTTTTATAGATAATATCCCGACCCCATTTGACACATCTGGTGCATTACCACCAATGCTACTTCGTGATCCTGCTCCTCCACCTCCTGCGATGATAGTTATGTTTTGGAAAGAACAATCAATCATTGAAAATTTTCCGGCAATACCAGCTGCTGATTGCGGTCCAACATTTATTCCTATATTTTTTACAACCGTGTTTCCAAGTAAGACAAAGTTACCTTCTAAAAACCCACCAGCACCACCGCCACCACCACCATTACGGTCATCCCTAGAACCAGGAAGACTCGAACTACCACCACTGCCAACTACTAAATAATAAATAGTAATCGGTGACTCAGAATATATAGAACATGTAATTGGCGAAGCTGTTTCGTTCCATGTAGTATCTGAACCTGATATATCATATACATTATAATTGGTGCCACTTGCGTTTACCGTAGTTTTGGTAACTGCTCTGCTGAAAGAAATGGATGGTGGTGTCGGCAATATTTTTCCTTTATTGCGAATCGTGTTAAAGCTATTCCAAGGCATATAATATATTATATTAATAAAATGCTTTTCCTGCTTAACTAACCAAAACGAAGAAATTGTCATACAACCACGGCATTTGATTCCGCGCCGAACGCGAAACCACTGTGAGTGCCGTCATAAAATACATCGCACCCAAATTGCGATGTTCCTCTTCCGCCGCCGACCCAATCAGCAATTCACCAATCCGCACAATCATCGCACAATTCTCCTCTCTTGACTGGTCGCGCATATTTACCGTCTCGGCCGCGTGGAATGGGTTGATTCCGGGACAAATCAGATGTCGCAATGCCGCCGTCTGTTTCACCCAGATGTACCATAGTCGCGTCAAAAACAAAATCAATTCCGGGTTTGACAACTGAATCAACCAATCTGCGCTTGTGTAATGCCCCATCGCATCAATGTTGATAAACAGTCCATTCAACCGCCGGCGTTCCAGTTCCTGGTTCGTGATGACTTCTACCACCTTGTCTTCCGGCGCAATAATCGTGTTCTCCGGGAAAACAACATTGGTCAATCGTATGAGACGAATGAACCGTTCACCTAAAGTGGGTTTCATATCTTCACGTGTATACGGGTTGTCAAACTTCTTCATTTTAGAGAGCAAGTAATAGAGGGAACGCACATTGAAGCCATAACGCACCCCGGTGCTATCCGAGTATTCAATGTATTCGGCGAATGGGATTTCGTCCAGGGGGTCCATCGTATAAAAGTCGGTGTCGTTCACACAGGCGCCGCGTTTGGCAGCGCCTTTCAGCAACATCCACGACCGCGCGAACCATCCTCTCACGTGGCGCTGAACCGTCGTGGCGCCGTCGCTCTCTTTTTTGAAGTGAGTAATCCGATGGATGAGTTCAGGTTTCGTCCCGGATACGCGCAATCCGAGTTGCTTGGCAATGTTTTTCAAATCCACGATGCGGTTCTTTGTGAGGTCATCGTCTAAATCTTTGGTGGTAATGAGAGGTCGCGCCATTTTGGAAAGCATATATTCTGTATCCAGATTTTGTGTTTATACTTTTATTGTTATACAACATCGTGTTTTTTGTGCAGCCCCGCAGGAGCGGGGCGAGCCAAAAAATTGAAAATGAAACAAAATATATTGGTAATCAATATAAAGATACCCCCCATAATATAACAAGAATGACCTCAACTGCCCAATCCCCCGTACTTGACAACTCTATCTGGACTCCCGCTGCCTTCAAGTTCATGCCTCCCAAGGTGAACGACAAAGGCGGAAAATCCATCAATCTTATTAGCACCCAAACTGGCCGCGCATTGGCCACAACCACTCCAATGATGAACACCTGGGGTGTCAGCGATTTTGTAGACCCCACCACCGGCGTGAGTGATGGCAAATACAGCATCTCGCTTTCCTTCCCCAGTGAAGGATACACCAACAAGAGCACCGACTCATTCTTAGAGAAGATGAAGGCCTTTGAGGAGGCTGTGTTGGATGCCGCCGTTTTAAACTCAGACCTCTGGTGGGGCGAGCCTTTAGACAAGGGCATTTTGAAGCACACCTTCTTCCCCACTTTGAAGTACCCCAAGGTGAAGGGCACCAAGAAGGCCGATTTGACCAAGAGCCCAAGTATTAGTGCCAAGGTCCCTTATTACGAGAAGGACAACCGATGGAATGTTGAGATCTACGATGTCAATAAGAACTTGTTGTTCCCCTGTGAGAATGAGGAGATTACTCCTGCTCACTTGATTCCCAAGCTCAGCAACGTTGCCTGCGTTATCCAGTGTGGTGGCATCTGGATCGGCGGCAAGGGCTGGGGTGTTACCTGGAAGCTTGTACAGTGCGTTGTGAAGCCCAAGCAAGTCGCGACTGTGTTTGGCACTTGTCATATTAACTTGTCGGAGGATGAGCGTGTTGCCATTGAGAATGGCAGTGCCGAGGATGCCGAGGATGTTCCTGCGCCTTCTGCTGAGCCTGTGAAGAAGGCCGTTAGCATCGTGAAGAAAGCCGTTGAGGTACCACCCCCTCCTGTCACACAAGTGGAGGACAGTGATGACGAAGAGCCTGAGCCTGTCAAAGTTGAGGCCCCTGTCAAAGCTCCTGTCGTTGTAGAGGCCCCCGTTGAAGCCAAGAAGATCGTAAAGAAGGTTGTTGCTAAGAAGGCATAAATATGATAATCATAGTGCTTGTTTGTTTGTTGTTTTTTTTGCTTGATGTATTTCTCAAATACTTATTTGAGAAATAACTATATAGAATGACCCGCACGAAACGAAGAAAGCCAACACGGAAGTTTCGGTCTCTCAATTGTAATCCTGCCGTGGCCAATTCACCCGTCCCTCAATCCTGTATGACAGTAGAGACACTATTGATGCTCCGCGATGAATATAACAAGGACCATCCCGACAACAAGATCATTGCGGACAGACCCGCCCTCATCTGGTACGAACTCAAAATGCGCCTCCAATGTGAAGATGAGAGGTGCTGGCTCGGCGAAATAGACGACAAGGAGAAACGCACTATGATACAAGACCAGTTGTTCGCACCCAACCACCCACCCGAATGGTTCAAGAACCCCATTGAGTGGCTCACCAATCTGGATATTGACGCCGTAATGAAACAATACGAGCAGAAATACACGGATTTTGAATATTTAGGAACAACCTCTATTGATTACGATTTTATAATTGACAAGGCAAGTGGAACATGTGTGGAAGATATGTTGTGTAAGTTCAATTTGGCAAGTTCGGTGGTGAGAGGCAAACGCCGATTCGCAGCTGTGTTTAATTTAGACAAACATGACCAGCCGGGTTCACATTGGGTGTCGCTTTTTGTCAGCGTGCCGAAAAAAACCATTGTGTTTTTTGATAGCGCCAATGGAGGCGTTCCCGCCGAAATCCGCCGATTTGTGAAAATGGTACACAAAACGAACCCCGAGTACAAGTTTGTTGCGTCCAAGAAAGAACACCAGAAGAAAAACACGGAATGTGGCGTCTATTCCATCCATTTCATCATTGAAATGCTCCGCGATTTTGACAAGATGTTGAACATGGTGATGAGAGGCAATATCACGGACAAGGCAATGACGCGGTATCGGCGCAAATATTTCAATCACCCGAATAGATGAAATGATGTTATTTTGTCATAGAATAGTATAATGGCCATCAAAAAAACAAAAAGAAGGAATAAAAAGAGGGGTGGATCCAATAAAAATAGGAGAAATACAAAACGAAATCAGAGAGGCGGGCTTATTCATGAGATAAAGTGTGACATAAATGGAAAAAATTGTACGTATGATCTATTGCAATTTTTAGATTCTATAAAGTATTCAAAAAAGTTTCCTATTGTGCCACCAAATAAAAAACCGAGCATTTTTGACTTTATACCAAAGAATCAAGATACCGGGATTGATTTATTTTCTGGGAAAACTGACGATAACAAAAAAAAACCGATAGATAGAAAATCAATAAAAGAAGTTATCTATGTCAGACAAAAAGAAGATTTAGAAATGATGGATTTGTTTGCAATGATGAATAATGAGGAAAGTATAAAAAATGCCATGATAAATATATTTTTATCCAAACCGGATTTATTGAAAAAAACAACCATATTACGAATATTATATAAATTGTACAAAGGCGAAGAATTACAAAACAAAATTGTTTATGACAGAACACGTGGTAATATTACCATAGGAGAAATTAAAGGAGATGTAAACGAAATTACTAAGACCGATCACGAAGTTTTTTTCCGTTTGATTATAGACACTTTTAAAAACAAATATCGCCCAGACCACTCTAAAGAAATTTCTACTAATATTTTTAAGAATGGTTTATTGGAAGATTGCTATGGAGATATTAGCGAGACGGATGTAAATGATTTTATGACCATTGTTATTGGAAACCTTTCTGGTAATGAAAAAAATAAGTTTTCGCACATATATTCACCCGAGAATTATGACTACATTCGCCAAGCAATTTTGTTTTATGTTATAAATAGTCAGTTTGAAGATTTTGGTAAGTTTATAGAGGCATTTAAAGAAGTAGTAGAGTCTGCGAAAACAAAAATACAAGGCTCGGTAGACGACGCTAAAATAAAGACAATACTAAAGAAATTAGCAAAACCTATTGTAGAAATATTACACAAAAAATTGGATGAATCTACAAAACAAACAGATATATTAAAATTGGTAAAAAAAGAAACGGAAGGTGATCAAATAATAGAAGAAATAATGAAACGCGTTAATATACCAGAAATAGGTACAAAAGTAAACACAATACTATATAATTTATCAAATCCTATTTTTAAAATATTAGATAACGAAAATAATAATAATTCTGATAGAAAAAAACAAATATTAGATTTGGTATCTAAAGTAACGGACGATGAAATAATAATAGAATACATAACGGAATACATTGATATAGAAGAGATAATTGATAAATTAAATAAAATACAAGATGAATTATTTAATATAATTGACAATGCGCAAAACAATTCAAATCCGAATGATATAAAGACCAAAATACTTGAATTGATACCTGGTAAATCACAAAACAGAATAGTAATTAACACATTAATAGAAATATTTAGTAATCATGACTATAATAATTAGCCGAAGCATGTACACTTTAACTCAGACTACCTCTACAAACGGGACATCGTCCATCGCGTCGGAGCCAGCGCCTTAGAGGCGCCTCTTTAAACACGTGTCCGCATCGCGTGATTTTCATTACATTTGTACCAGCCTCTATTGGTTCCAATGTAATTGGGCAAGTTGCGGGTTCTATCAACTCGGGTTGTTGATATACCGTTGTATTGTTTGAGATGTCTTGTATTAAGTCGCCTCTCACGCTTGAACCGCCGCCAATAAGGCTTGAACCGCCGCCAATAAGTTGTTCAAGGTCCGAACCACTCGCATCTCTCAGCATCGCCAAGATAGAGGCTGGATTCAAAATACTTACAAACTCAAAAGATAATATGTCATTTTCATTAGAAGTCATGGTATTCTGGGTACTTACGTTTGCGGTAGTAGATGGTGTACCTACGGTAGATGGTGTACCTACGGTAGATGGTGTACCTACGGTAGTAGATGGTGTACCTACGGTAGTAGATGGTGTACCTACGGTAGTAGATGGTGTACCTACGGTAGTAGATG